TACCCCTGTTGGCATCATCTGGGAAAGTCTGAATCAACTCTCCGTTTCTTCCCGAATCTTGTAGTTGTGCTGCGAGTGAACCAGTTACATAAAACTTTAAATTAACTGTTCCTTTTTTAATACTGGAGCCATAGAAGATTGAGGGTACGCTGACAAGGCTCATTTCTTGTGCACCCTTATCCCAAGTGCCAGTAGCGTTAGCTGATGTCCAACTGTAGTGGGGAGACAAATACTTATAATACTCAAAAGTATTTTTAAGTGCAGTGATGTGTCGTCTGTTTTGAGTACAGGCATCTGGGGAAGCTGATGTGCTCATGTGATGTTCAACCGCAATGGAAGAAGAGAGCGGGTAGCTACTCGACATAATATCACCATATGAATAGCTCTGGAATGTCGATGTCGATACTGTTTTAAAAGATGTCAGAGAACCCTGTTTAGTGACGAACGGATACACCAAGGTGGGATTACCTGCGCCTGGATTATGATTAGTCTCATCTCTATCAATATTTATCTCGTGAAGACTGATAAAACCAGAGGGAACATGTTTCAGCTTTCTGGGCGTAGCGTCTTGAAGCCCCGTAGCGGGAACTTCTCCGTTATAAATAACATCACCATTGTTGATAACAAATGAAGTCCTCGGGTGTGTTTTTACCCGATTCCTAAATATGTCGTTAGCACCAAACTCATACAAAGGCATTTGCTTGTCTCCTTTGTTTAGTAGTCAAGCCTCACCCTTAGAGTCATATCGTTGGTCGGGTCTTTGCGCAAGGGCTCGGACAACTTGGCAACTGCTAGCAATTCGTTGTCGCTAGAGTATAAGCCAATCGAAGTAACATATGACACGGGAGCATCGTCCTGTTTCGTTTTAACTCGAATCTTACTGTTGTTTAAGTAAGTCGGGTTTGAGCTATAATTGAAGTCGTTGTGATTTACTCTACAGAAATAGATTGTAGAATTAAGCTCAGTAGTGTTATTGAAACACAGCTTGGAAATTCTCTTTCTAATGCTATTGAGCAATTGGTCGTTTGTGATTGCAGCAGTCTGGACCATGCCGTCAATTGTGAGTTCGACATCCGCATCGGTCTCGAACATTTCGCAAGAGCCTTGAGAGACTCCTGTTCCTGCAATAATACCCTTCGTGGATACATGAGTGCTGGGCGCATCGATATCAACGACGGTGGAGGCAGCATATTTGACAAATGTATCTGTGGTCAAGACCACAATGCCTGCTTGGTAATAAATCAAGCCACAAGATTTTGCAGCAAATGATGATGCGGTGCTGTCTGCGGTGGTCTTGAGAATACCGTATTCGCCTGCTGGAGAATTTACTCTGTAATCAGTGGCTGCGCCTGTGTCTTTAATTGTCAGTTTTTGAGTGTGCATGGTTCGAGCGTCAGTAAGGTTGGTACCCTCTCCGTGACTGGCGTCTCCGTCGACGCCAGCGCCACCACGGTATACCTCGGTGATGCCAAGCTGCATCTCAAATGAGCCCTTCTTAATTTCATCCTTGTTTAATAGTCTTGCGAAGTTAAAGAAGATAACTGATTCATATTTGTCTGTGCCAGTAGAAATGATATCTCCATCAGCATCGAACTTTTGAATGTTGCCATCTTTATCATGTCCCGCTAGAATCTGAGCCATCTGATTATAGATGTTTCTTCTCTTCTTGTAGAATGTATGGGTTGTGTTGCCAGTCGCATTAGTTGAATCAACATGGTGACCATATGCAATATCAAAAATGTGGTTAGCCGAGGAACTCAAGTAGGGATAATCATATACAGATTGGAACATACCGTGTGAGAATTTTTTCACATGCTTTTCCCCGCCAGCGGTGGCGTCATTACCGTAAGTTCCATAAACAATGGAGCCCGTGATTGGAATTGCCTCGTGTAGCAATGTCCTTGCCGTCACGATGTCGTCGTTTAAGAATGTTTTATATGTGCTAGCCATTATTTACCGCTTCCTTTAAATTATGATTTCTTGGCAAAACGCACTGGGATGTCGATTGAACGCCCCGTGGTTGCACCTGTAACTCTAATGTGTGAATCAACATAGAACATTGCGCTTTTTGCCGATTCAAGTTTGAATGTTTTAGACCCACCCAGTGTGGTGAACATATGGGTGCTGGTGTTAATCTCAAGTGAGCTTTCAATCTTAAACTCAAGATATGTTCCTCTTGGACCAGCAATCACTTGTTGTGCACTTTCCTCTTTCTCTGCGTTCGAGTAGACATAATTTACATCTGAGCCAAAAGAGAAATAATAGCTTGCAATATTATCATCGTCAATATATGATACGCTTGCAGGGCTTAAATTCGTAGTGTCAATGATTTTTGCGAACCTATTATCTACCTGTACAATATAACTAGTCTCAACTAGGTCTGGGTCTAAGCTCATTCCTGGTGGGATTTCTGTTGTATTTAACCCCTGGTCGATTCTAATTCTTGCACCAGCGGCTGGGTTCTCACCCTTCAGAATACCCACACCATCAGTAATTGACGAGTAAACCAGCGTTTCAGTATCCTTATCGGCTGCGCAAATAAATGTACCAGCGACAGGCGGCAGAGGACTACTTGGGACGAACACAACCGTCTTTGTTCCCGCTTCGTAAGCAGTATTGAGCTTCATCTCTGGCAAGAACAAAAGATTTGTTTTTGGTAAGGAGATGAGCTTATGCTTCATGAGGGATGTGTTATTTGTAAATGCCTCAAGCAGCGGAGTTTGCATAATCTCCAAGTCGTAATAAGCCGAGCCACTAGCGTGTGCGTTATTGTACAAACTGTAGTCGATTTCATCATCTGATAATGCAAATTTAACAATCTTGAAAGTGCCATCGCCTTTAGCGAGCCGTGCTCTTCCTGTGTCTGTAAGGACTGCATCCAGAATAATGTCGCCCGAGTTATCTAAGAAAGCCATTAACTTTTCCTCCGAAATAAATAGTAGTCATTTTGTTATAAATAGTTCCCCAGCACTAAAATGATTAAATGTCTTCTTGCAATTTATCATGTTCATGCTTAAATTTAATATTGAAGTCTATCTTCCTGCCAGTAGACTTAGAGACGAGGCGTATTTTAAACTTCCTATCCCACACGGATTCATCAGCTACGCCAAGGGTAATGTTGTTAATATCTTTAACAGAGTTTGCATCGACGATGCCTGATGCCTCCTCATTTAAGATTGTCTGAGGCATTGAAGGTTTTATTCTAATATACCTTTTTGCTCCAATTTGAGGTTGGCTTTTTCTCTCCTTCTCAAACTCGCAGACTCTGACGATTGGATAGACAGAACCCTTATCATCAACCATCTCCACCTCGTAAATAGGCGATGGATAAGAAACATGACCGTGGTTATCAACAGAGCGAATGCAATAATAATATTTATTGTTCGGCTTGATTTTATCGTCGAATCCAACTCCTGACGCAATTAAGTCTGACCTAGAAGTACTAATCTGTTGAATTAGCTTTCCAGCAAAATCTCTATAAGATTTAGGCTTTGTCGTCGTTCTTCTTATTTCATAAAATGCTGGATAATCGTCTGTTTCATACCTAAGCTCTATATCTGTATGTTTTCTATTTTGGGCTAGCTGAATGTCATGGACTTGAGCCTGCTCTTCAAATTCGACTATCTCATACGGCAGTGTGTATCTTCCGACGCCACTGTTCATGATAACCTTAATTTTGTCATTAATTCCCTTATACGGGATAAATTCTACTTCTGGGCTGACTGGTGGGTTATCAAGCACTTTATTTGTGTGCGTATACATTTTAGTCTCATACAGTCGCAAAGAAGGTTCATTCTTAATTACTACTGCTGACCAGCCACCGTCTTCCTTTCGGTAAACAGAATCGGTATACGAATATTTATTCCCAACAACAATCTGATATGCATAAACAACATATGTGTAAACTTTATTATATTTTACTTGAGTGTCAATATATTGAAACTTGTCCATATCTTGTGAATTCGGAACATAGAATGTTTGCAGTGGAGCGCCCGTAGCTTGACCGTCATGCTTTTCGATACGATACATCAAAGTCTCGTTATAACACTGCTTGCCAGAAAACACTTCCTGAATTGTACGAGAATGCTTCCTTAGCAATTTACGCATTTTGCCTTTTAAAATGATTGCCATCAAGCTCTTAAAGAAATCGTATTCTGGGTCATCAGTGATTCGCATTGACTCATCAAGAGTTCCTAGAAAGGTGGCATAAAGAGATTCAAAACTACTTGACGCAGTAAGGTTATTTGAGAACTCCTCAACCCACTGACTCATATCAAAATATGGCGTGTCAACTGCATGTTTGTGATACTGTTTTGTTGGAATGTTTTCAGTCTTCGCTGGGTCGCTGACTGAAACCTTTTCTGTGAAAGCGTTGAACATCGAGTCAGACTTTAGAGAACCTGTTCGGATTGCCTCCATAATAGAATTCTGCAAGAGCCCCATTATCTGTGTTTCTTTTAAAGTCTCTGCGAATTCAACAATCTTGTCGGTGGTGAATTCCACATTCATCCACATAGGAAATAATTCTTTTCTGCCGCCATATGATTGAATGGATTTAACATCGTTAGCTGACAGGTGTATATTTTTAAACTTTGAAGTAAGCTCTTTTTTGGTATTGAGGTGGAGTACATTGGCGTAAGCACTTACCCAATTAGAAAAGTATTTTTCAGTCGGAGAAATCTTGGATTGAGAGGGGGAGCTAGCAACTGTAAACATGTCCTGATGATTATTAATATTCATGCTTCCACCCAGGGTTAAAAGGGCTTCGTATGCTGGGTTCTTACTTTCGTTGGATTGCTCCTGATATGCAAAAAATACATACATGTTTGGAAGCGTTGCTTCGTGCACCGAGGCATCAGAAGATAGTGTTTCGTAGTCACGATTAAAATAATTATAGTCTCCGTGAATATCCACAATGTTTGTTGCGGTACCCTCAAGCTTGAACTCAAAATCAGATTGCTCATGAAACCTTGGTGCCGAATATGTGAAATCCTCATAAACAGTTGAAGCATTTAAACTATCGATAAAGGATAGGTCTCCGAGTTCTGTGCCAAGATAATTGTCTTCTACTCGTAATAAAACCCATTCTTCGGATTCGAGACTCCCTTCGGTAGATTTGAACATGTTAGTGAAAGCTGCTTTAAGCGGTATGTATTTATCATTGGCGGCGGTGCGGAAGTGAACAACATGCATACTTGTTGCTGAGTCTACATTTGCTCCGCTTTGAACTTCCTGCTGGGTCCAATATAGCCCTGACAGTCGGCGTATTGGGTCTTTGACCTGATGTGGTATATTTCCCTCTTTATACTGCTTATAATTAAAATAAGTTGCTGTTGAGTCCATCGTTGCACAGAATCTGGAATTTTCTCCTAACTGTGCAGAATAATACTTATTCGGCAAGTGACCAAGCGACTCAATGAATTTTGCCTCATTATATTCATCAACAAGAGACAGAGTGTCCAGCGTCTCTTGGACTGCTGACTTTTCCATTTCATGTTTTGAGTCTGGTATATAAGCCACTGCGTGTTCTCCTATAGTATCTAACTGTTGTGCTATGCACCAGTAATTAGATTTGTCGTGCCAAATTGGCTGATTTTTTCGGCAGCATCTGACCAATTATTAATTAACTGCTGCCTCATTCGTTCGTGTGCGGAAATAGCTGCTTGTGCTGCTGTCAACTCTACTAGGGGCTGTAAGATGAAATATTCATCATAAATAGGAGCTTGAAGTGAAGTAATACCTCCGCTTCCCAACTCGGAACACACAAATCTTTTCATTCTACATAATAACTCTTTTCCAGTAGATTGTAAATAAAAATCTTCAGTTAATGGCACCCACTTCTCGATTCTCACTGCGGAGGCATTTGATAGTTCTCCATACCCCTCCAGCCTTTCAATCGAAGTCAGAAACTCATAGTTCAAAATAAATTTCGCTGATGTTCTCCAATCTACGATTGGGTCTCTTGACTCGCCCCAGACTTGCCTTATTTGCGGTGAACCTGACTGACCAAGAATCAGAGACTTTAGCTGATTCGGCATCTGGTCAACAACCTCTTCTGGTGTTGCGCCTGCGGGTGACCCAACTGATGAACCAATTGAATTTCTAGTTTGTGCATTTGTTTGTATCTTTGATATAAAATTATCTTTAGAGGACATGTCATAATTTGAAATGCTCTTGTTGCTATTCTCGTAGGGAGCCGTGGACATATCTCCTGGCTTCATATTGTTTGACACAAGCATTTCAGAGGTTTTTCTAAAAAAGTTTACAAAGTTAGAGTTTTTAAACCCAAACTTATAAGAACCCTTTGGTGCGTAAATAGAAACGATTCGACCGTCGGTTGCCTCAGTCCATGCTGGATACGGGTCTACAGCGTCCATTTGGACGCTCTCACAAGCGTCTGGTAGTGACTCTATGATTAGCTTTTTCTCAAGCGATGAGGGCAATTGCGGCTCATAGGACGGTAGAGGTTGTACAATAATATTAAATTGTGAATAAATCGATTCGTATTTTGATTGTGCAACTTTTTCGTTTTCTGTTTGATTTGTAGCGGCAGTTGAATTTTCAACTGGTGTTGATGTAGTGCCACTGCTGTTATCTGATAATAAACCAAGACCAACTGTAAAATAGTAATCATCGGGTTTTGCCAATGTTAGTGAATACGCACGACCTGATGAGACCACATATGCAGGCGATAGGAAGCCGTAGGATGCTCTTGAAACTCGCCCAGTACTTGTATACACCTCTACTCCTTGAGAGATTGTTAAGTCGGGTTGCTCATCCTCAAAATACTTTAAAGTTTCTGTTTTTATTCGACCTTTCCAATAAGCACCATCAATTATTTTTAACCCTCTTGATTGGTCGCTGCCGAAAGCCAGGTCTGAATATTCAGATAGCGGCATGGAGTCTTCAAAGTCTTCTCTTTTCGTGATATCGCTCAGGTAATCTAATCCTGACATTTTGGTGACATTGGAATCAAAAACATTATTCTGAAACCAATAGGTGTTTTTAATAATAAGACCTGCGTCAGACCTAGTTGTTGCACCTGCATAAACTCTCTTGCCCACCATGCCATTGTACTTCGAGATAAGCTTATCATATAATTCAATCACAGCCATGATTCCTCGTGGCGTTCCTGACTGAGGTGCCATTATGGCTGCCAGAGAAAATGCAAAGAGAAATGCGTCCGAACTCGAACCTGCTATTTGACTTAAACCTCTAATGTAAGACATGACGCCTTCAACCCACGGAAGGTCATTTGAATCATATCTATTCTCGCAAAAATCAGTAAACTTTTCTGTAAAGCGATTTGTCGTTGGATTGTAATGACCCTTTGAACTAATAGAATATGAATGCCGCTCTCTTGTACTATTAATATGTGGGTCGTTAACTTCCAGAAGCTTCTTGGTCATTCCCACTTTACTTGCATGGCTTAGGTACTCTCTAAGCTTTTCTTGCTGCTCCACAAGGTGTGTAAGTGTATCCTCTAGGTGTTTGACTATCCCGTCCTCTATTTCAATTTGTAAGCCATATTGATATAACCCATCTGTTACTGTGGACATTTCTTTATCGTGTGCCGTATAATATTTCATGCCGACTGGCTGGTCTCCTACGACTGGAAATGCTTCTCTCACAGAAGCCGTTGTGGCGGAAACCTCATTGAGTTCATTATTTTCGGATGCTCCAGAAATTACCAATGAAGTATAGGGGTCACGCCTATTAAAGAGTACCTCTGTGGTTGATGGTGAGCCAAGATGATTCATGGTCTCAATACTTTTAACTCTTCTTCTCATAATCTTGAGGCTTTTTACTTTAGTCTTGTTGGCAACAGACTCTGAGATAGAAGATGTCGTATCCTCAAGCAAACTGCCATAAACAGAGTTATGTCTTATTAAGGAGTTGATGTCAACGCCAAACATAAATCTTGCTGCGCCAGTTGAATCCCTTGATAACCAAAGGTTAGTAAAGTGTAGATTGTTTTCTTCTACATGGACTTTATCATTTGACAGAATAATTTTTCTTTTCGTAAATCCAGCTTCAGTAAGAGATTCAACGGGAAGCTCATATTTATGAATCTCGTCAATCTGCCTAAAGTCTTGGACCTTGGTGTTCGATACCAGTCTCTTTTTGAGGCGCTTCGAATTTGCACTTGGTTCAGAACCCGTGGCGTAAGTTGAGGGAGTCGGCTGATGAACTGGTCCAGTCCAAGCTTTCCCCGTCGAAGTGCCTTGAGAAATTATGTAAACGCTCGACTGAGATACAACTGTGCCGCTTTTCAAAATATGTTCTGAGGCAACTTTTCCATTTTGGTTTTCCAGTGTACCTTCGTTGAAATCTAAATCAAAATCTTGTTTCATTGTTTCTAAATCTAAAAACGAAACTGCGAAGACAGCCATGTTTTGAGGCGTTCTTTCTTCATTAAAGACAACCCTATATACATAATCTTTAATGCTGTTGCCGTCTGAATCCACTGTTGTCGGAGTGGAAACTGTATCCGTACCCCCAACAGAATCTAAGACAACTGAAAGCTCTCTCTTCTCAAGATTCTTAACAAGATATTCATAGGCTGAAGAAAAAGAGCCCTTGCCAGTGGCTTGAAATAATTTAATCATTTCATCCGCAGAAAGAGTATATTGAGAGTTCACCCCCTCAGTAGCAAAATTAATCATGTTTTGACTATATGAAAATAGGTCAATCAGACCAGTGCTCGTTGTTTTAAACACCAGTATTTTTAAGTATTTATGAAATTGTTGCTCTCTGAGCCAGTCACCAATAATGCTATTATCCAAGGATTCTTTTATTGATAAATCCACGACTGCGGTCAACCCCTTGTCCGATGGTTGCTGGCTGTTAATCCTAGCGGCGTTCTCACGAGAATCTAAGATGTGAGGGTTGTCGATAAGGGGCGTATCTCCCGATGATTCAAGCGTAACGCCTTCGATGCTTATCTCTGGGATTAGCTGACCCAACAGCGCTTCTTGTGAAATAGCCATTAGCAATCTTCTCCTGAGTCATCCGACTGTTGTTGTTTATACACTCTGCCCACAATTCTCGGAGCGTCGTCGCAATCTAAGAATTCTCTGGAATAGCCTCCGCACTTAATAGAAGAGGGTTGGACACCTGCTCTACATAGTATATCTTTTTCAATATCTTTGTCAATCTCGATGTCTAAAAAATGTTCAACATATGACGGGTCGTAATTATAATTTTGTTCCATCACTGGAGTGTCTACCAAAAGGTTATTCACTACATTACTAAACCTTTTTGAGAATTTTAACGGAATCAACCGCTCGGTCTTTCCAAGGTCCGCCGATGACGAACCAGGAGTTTTTACTTTTCCCGTCATGTCGATATCTTCTACCAAGTATACTTCAATATCAAAGTTTTCTCTCAAGCAGTCGGTATTTGACTCTTCAATTTCTAGAAGTATCTCATCGCAACTTATTTCGATGTATGAGCCGTCTGGAAATTGCATTGTATTGATTGTAAGGTCCGACGCTGAACCTACTGCTCCGATTTCGCCAGCTTGATAGGTTTGGTTTCCATCTGTAACTGAAGTGGCTGCCAATGCATCTTTTAAAACTTTACTTCGACACACATAGTCGTTCATCTCAATCTGCGGGATTCTAAGTGTTGGCTGAGCGCCCTGTTGATATTTAACATTTGTTCCAAATTTACCGAGCAGGCTGGAGATATTCCACGAAGGGGCGTGGGAATTAATATAAGTCGAACTTCCCAGCGGAGCGGACAATGCATAGTGCTTCTCAGGTGTTGCCTGTGCCTTCTTGTCATCAAGTGAAAAGTTGTTATTTCGAATATTACTGTTTATCTCTGTTACAGCAGTCTCTCTTCCTGAAAAAGTATATTGTACCCTAGTGCTGGGCGTCTCTTCCAAGATTCTATCTTCAGAATAATTTTGTTCCTCGGGCGCACCAGTATAGTTTGCATCGTATAAAATGTCATCATCAAAGAACGAATAAAAGACGGGATTAAATTCACCTTTGGATAAAAGATGCTTGCCGTATTGCGTCAACTCTATCTCTAGAACTTCTTCTTTTTTGTCAAAATAAGACGACATGTGTTACTCCTTCCCTTTTTTGACCGATTCTAATTGACCCGACATGTTAGCCGAACTAATCTCACCTTGGTTTGAAACAACTTGAGGAACTGTCCCCATCTTGTTTTCAATAATATCAAGACCCGCTTCAACTTGAACTGCCTCAAGCATTGTAAAGAAGTCATAAGGCCAGTTGTAATTATATTTCGGTGGCTTTTTACCGAACTCAAAATCAAATTTAAATCTGGAATCATCTGATGCCACACTTGTCGTTGCAAAATAATTATCATTGGCTCTCTTTTTCGCCTTAAACACCATCCATCTTACATTTTTGGGAAGGGTGTTCTCCTCGAAGAAGTCAACTGGACTAAGGTCATGGACAAGATTGACACTATCGTGGATTGCTGTCTCTGCTAGAGAGGGGGGCAAGCCTTGCCAGATATTCGCCAAGTCCTGTTTGTTAAGCAGATGGTGGAACTCAAACACATACATAACAAACGGGCTTTCAGACTTCTTAAGGGGGTACCTAATAAAGTCATAGCGTGGCGGCAAGTTGTATTTTTTCATTCCACGAATCATGTTGCTTACAGAGGTTTCTGGGATGTTCTGTGTAACTCCGAGATATTCGCCTGCGCTCACAGCATCTTTGCCGTTTTCAATATTTGCCTTTTGAAGATTGAACATCTCCTTATTAATCTTGAAAAAGTTTCTGCCATCGACAAGTACCGTCTGTGCGGTTGTCTCTGATGGAGAATCTACAAAAGGTATCATGATGACTGCTTCAGAGATTTCTTTTTGTTCTGCAAGGTCACCAACCTTTTTCTTTTCTGGTGTGAAGCCACATACATCAAGTAGGGAACCAACCGTTGGAGATTTTGGAACACCAAAGCTGTCTGTTTGCTTGAAAGTGTCTTCAATTGTTACGAAGACGCCTTCCTCTGTTTTTGGAACAACGCCATAGCCAGCCCAAATACCAGTCCCTCTTGGGGTGGTGGTTTTTAAACTTATCGGTGATGTTCCGCTCTTTGTATTGTTAACGGCACCGTCCTGTAGCACAGATGGTGAAACCATAGAGAAATAATTCTTTGTTGTATCATAGAAGTTTAAGATTGGGCATTCAAATTTTGTACCGATTGCCCACACATCGCTATCACTACCTTCTGGGTCTTTTGCTATCTGTGGAACAAACTTTTGCATTTCATCGTTAACAACATCTTTCAACTTATCAAATTGGGCACTGAACTCTATGTTCTTTGCCGTTGCCTTGCCAAACAGATTCATTGATGAGGAGATGGTCGTCCTTGCATTCCAGGCTGGGGACATCAGTGCACCCTTTAGTGAAGCTCCAGCAGCCACGAACTTACTTATCTGTTCTTGAGAAAGGTTGTCGACTTTGACACCAGCCATGATTTCCTCTAACGAATACTTTCTAGTTTCAAAACACTCGAAGTGTAATCTTGCCACTGCCTTACCGTAAAGATAGGGTGGGACATAAGGTGCCTGTGCTGGGTCTCCAACAAGTGCCCTGTCCAATCTGTCTTCATCGCCTGCTCTTTCATAATCATCACTTGATTGCCATGAGAAAGCAGGTCCATAATAGCGACCCTCCATGGTACCTTCTGAATTGGACCATGGGCTGATGGCTGTATTGAAATTATCACTTTTGTGCATGGTCACATCCATGTAATAAGTCTTACCAGATTCCATTGTCTTAAAGTCTTTTTCTTTCTTAGAGACGAATGAAGTTAGCTTGCCTTGCCTTAAGAAGAAGTTTGGAACCTCAGCTAAGAAATTGTGCATAGCCATTTCAAATCTCATATCACCGTTCGAGCCGAGGTATTCAAAGTAAGGGTGTTTATAACTTTGCGCAACCTTGGAAACGCCATCTATTGGTGTGTCCAAACTATTTTCAACATAATATTCTGGTGCCATGAGATAAATCTTGTGGGGTTCTTGTACTACAGCAATAGTTGACTGTTCAGTAAGTGAAACTCCGCCGTATAATCTAAATGGACCTTGCTTGGGCTTGTCTTGTGATAAAAGTTCAAATTCCGAATCTTCATCGAAGTTAACAATTTGACTATCTCCATCACCGAAGGGAATCAGGCGCTGATTGTTTATAAGAATATTTTCTTTTACGGTAATACTGTTGGCATCAACATATCTGATTCCAAGTTTATTATCAATGCTAAACTTCGGATAACCAAACCAGCCATACCCAGGCACCCACTTGCTATCAACTATAATATTTTTTAAAGCGCTGACCGCAACTGCATCTGCTAAAGTTGCATTTGCATCTTGGTCTATAAGCCACGAGCCACCTTCAAAGAAAGAATATGGGATTGCAGACATATAATCCTGATTTGTGGCGACATTCCAACAGGTGTTCACGCCGCCTGAGTATATATCCTCGCCTTCGTATTCAAAGGGTGATTGAAGATGAGTCTCTTTCCAATTTGAAGGAATCGGTGCGTAGCTTTCGCCAGCCTTTGCCCATGATTGTTCAGACCACTCAGAAATATCTTTCAATGTAACTCCGTCGCCCAAAAGGTCTGGTCTTTCGAACGGCTTGGGAGAAAGAATTGAAAAGTCCTCAGTCTCGGTGGTCTTCTTGATATCTACAAGATTTAAGTCTAACTCTAACCTAGGCAAGCCAACATAAACTATTCTAATTCTCCAAGTGCCGTTACCTTGGTCACCAATGAAGGGGCGTGTGGGCGAATCAGAATTGAGGAAGGCTCGGTCTCCCATCAGGTTATATTTAACAATCCTGTCGTAAGAGGGTGCGTCGTCCTCTGGCTCATTGAACTCGATTCCAAACACTTCGGGGTGACAAACTGGCATGAGAAATGCAAGGTGGTCGTCAGTCTTTCTATTTTCAAAATCAAAAGTATTTGACTGCTCCCACCCACTTAAATATCCTGGTACTGCAACAAAGTGAATGTCGGGTCTCTTATTGATGGCACGACATATTTTTATTGCCAATTCTTTATTTAGTCTTTCTAAAGACACCTCTTTCTCTGTCTCATATCCTGGCAGGTTAAAGCCCTTTGGCGACCTGCGGAAGTCCACATTAACATCGAATGTGCTATCAGAGGGGTCACCCTCGGGGTTCAGCAATTGTGAATCGCCAATCTTAATAGCCTTGGTAACCATCTTTATTTTGCTCATATCAATGTTCTTTGAATCGGGATAGTCTTCAGGACTCCCATAGCCACTGATTGGTTCAGGCTGTGTCAATAAGATTTCGACGCCTTCAGCATCCCATCCTGAAATCTCCATATCAAAATGCTTGAAAGCTTTATCTCCGACATTGGTCAGAAGTATTTCCGCTTCGCTATTTGTCTTTGAAGGCAATACTGAGTCTAGAGAAACCAAACCTTCGAAGGGAATTCTGGTGCTGGGTTCGGATAATATAACATACCCTCTCTTTGAATAATCCCCTTCTTCTGACGCAAAATATTTAGGTTGCTGCTGCTGGAGTGATGTATAACTTGCTCCGATTGCAGTCCCGAGGGCGGACTCCTCGTCCTCGGGCTTATACCCAATAGCAATAGCAGCAAGTGCATTATATTCGTCTTGCCGTTTTACATACCAATTTGGAGCTACACTTGTAAGGTATGCCTCTCTGTTTTCTTCCTCTTCATATGGCAAAGTTATCTTTTCTAAAATATGAGAAGGTTCAAGACCCGTTTGATTTGTGAACGCAGGCCAATCAACTGCAATACCCGCCTTAATTGAATTATATAAAATTCCAGGTGCGAAGAATGGCTGCAAAGCCGCTTGAATTCCTTGCTCTTCGTGCAAGGTATTTGGTGTCGAGATAGAGTTCTTCATCTTGTCTGCAAATAATTTTGCAAGCTGAAGCGTTCTATCTTGTGGATAAAATCCCCTGTACGGCACTAATTTTTTAAGGGCGTTTACCTTTAGTCTAATTCTCTTTCTTGTGGTTTTTGATATAGCATCATGGTCTTCGACTACATTGTCATAAAACCTAATTGGGTCGGTGTGAATGTAAGAATCGAAAAACCCATCATCCCAGTCATCACATTTGGTCTTTACGGTCGGGACTGGTAATACACCAAGTCTGTGCCAAGCAAGTAGCGCCACCTTTGAGCGGGTGGCATTTGATGTAAGTCCAATTGCAGACTGCGAGTATGAGATTGCAGTTTGCCCGTCGCCAAGACCAATTCCAGTGATTGTGCTGTTTGGAGCGGTGGCTCCCCACTCGCTTGTGGCAAGGGTATCAGAAGTATAGCCGCCGATGATTTCTCGGTTAACAAAGTCTTCCAGAATATTAGTTGGAACAATACCGCTTAATTTATTAATATCTTTGCTTGATAACAGACCTTGCCACAGGGAAAATTCCATCAGTTCGCCACTAAAGTAATATTGGGAAGCGCCATTGATATCGTCGATAGGCAGAACTCCTTGAATTGTTGCCGACTCGTCTTTATTTACAAATCTGGACTTACCCAATTTATAGATGGTTGTTAGAGGAGAACTATTCGAACCTAGATAGCCATGGCGCTCAGCACCCCACGCTGAGGCTCCTGCAACAACTGGGACACAAGTGTACACTCTGTTTCTGCGGGTTGCGTCTTCAAGCAAGCCTCTGTGGATACCGTACATAACGGTCGGCGGGTTGTCGCCTCGATTGCGAATGTATAGTTTTATCTTTATAGGAGAAGAAGAAATTGCTGGCATTACCTGTACAATAACTTGGCTCCAATCATCAATGGGCAAGACCGCTGGGTTTCCGTCAGCATCAAAGAAGTGGAATAAGTTTATATAATTTACTTCCGATGATGCTCTTTTTGTGTCAGATAACCCAGGCACATAAATTGTTACACCCATTCCGTCTTTATACTTTTCGGTAAGAGCGGCATTGGCTGCAAAGGAGGTAGGCATTGGAAAGTTTGAATAAACCGTCAGTTGTTCGACGCCATGTTCCTTGTGCATTCCCAGCGGGGCAGGTGAGCGACTGTATGTTCCAAATGTTATAAGACCCTTAATTTGACCATCATACTTTGCCTTTAGGCTTTCCTTATCAGCATCGGGACAATCATTGTTGGGCTTTGCCCAAACAGAAAATGTGAATGGGGAGGCTGTCTGGTATTCGGGAGTGTCGCCTGCCGTTTGAGTCATCCTCCTCAAGAATGAAAGACCTACATCGTTACCAATAGCTTTATTAATTGAACCTTCCATAAAGTCATCACTGTCTGGCGTGAGATTAAATTTGAGAGACGCAAACGGACCATGGGAGTGAGGGTGGACTGGCGTCCAAAGCGTTTCTTCATTGCCTGCTGACCTGTATACAACATTTTCATAAGTACTTGCTAAGCCTGGAAGGGGACGACCAGTGGCATAGTACTGATGACGACCTGTTCCGTCATCAACGGATGTGGCTGCATAACTTACCGCTGCGCTTTCTTTAAATGTAGGTGTGATGCCATCGGTTGCACCAAGCGTTACAGGTACACTGTTTTTAATTGTTTGAGTGCCGCCAATGTAAATGGGGTTCTTACCATCGTAAGTCGTATAAGCGGAGGCTCCGACAATTTCATCAGTGAAAGCGTTGTTCTTTAAGAGGCTTCGTGAAATAGTGTCCTCTGTGACTTTCCTTGTTAGGCGTGTACTCTTTCGTGGGTGTGTAGGGTAATCTGTTGATACCTCTTTTTTCTTATTAATAAAGTATTTGTTCTCAAATGTATATCGAGTTTTGCCACTGTATCTTGTTTCATCAGATTCTGTTCCGTTGTAGCTTGCGCCTTCAAGAGAAAATATATTATAATTCTTGCTCTTAAACTCGCCGCTATCTTCGAGTAAGTATTTATCCATATGTTCAGATATCTTGAACTCAGCAACCAGACCATAGTTTTGAGCCATGGCTCTTGTTTCTAAATTGAAGTCTGCATACGAATCATACCACGGATTCTTATTGGCTAAGACATTTGTTCGGTATAGCCACGCATCCTCCTGATAAGTTTTATTAAACGGATTGTAGTATAGTTGAGCCACTGGTTCTGGGGGGAGATGTTGTCCCTTCACAAAGGTCCAGAATGTTGGCACATCAGTTGCACCTTTTTCTGGGTTGTTGGAGCCAGACAATCTATCATTAAAGACCCCTTCCTTTTTCAGTGCGCCATATGTGTCCTCGTACAGTTGTCTTTCTAATTGCCAATCTATTGAGTAGCCCACTCTGATTGGACCAGACATGGGGGCTGGTAGTGTTGGGTCGCTTGGACTTTCTTCAAGCCCTGGAGCTAAATAAATGCGGGAAAACAAAGCTGTTACATCCACTATTTCTGAACCTATGTTGAAGGTCACTACTTCTTGGTCTACATTTTCAGTAGACAAGACGAAAGAAAAGTAATTTTCTTTACCAGTATATTGCAAGTCTCCAAGCACCTTTGTATGGTTTGTGTCGCCAACTACTTCAAAAGTGTCCATAGAGAAAATACTACGGTCATAGTCGAGATGCTCCGTGAACTCTGAATCTAAATTCAGGTATGGCGCAGATGTGCGACTTCTTCGCTTATATCCAAGTGCATTTGTAGGTGCGGAGAGGCGGCTATTAAAACTCTTCCTTCTTAAGTTTTGTTCATCCTTCCAAAACATTCGCAAATCGCCCGTTGGAGTTTCTGCTATCTCTATTGAAGAAATTCTATCCCAGCGGACTCGATTTCGAACTTTTAATAGACCAACATTCCTGTGCTTTGGAAACACATATTCTTTATAATATAATCCAACAAAATCATACAATTTGCCTTGCGGAGAAGTCGTAGATGGGTTATAGTTATCAAAGATTCTATCATAAAATTGTTCATTTCTCTTGACAAAACCCGTTCTCTTTGTTAGCTTTGGATTGGCGAAACCTTCCAAGTTGTTGCTGTACGAGTGAGTAATTCTAGTACCAACCACATCTGATTCTTCAGATATAACATGTACGAATGGTCTGTTCCATGCGGCTGGTGGCTCAACGAACTTTTGGTGACCCATTGGATTAGCAGAAGCAATTGAATTTTGAATTGAAATTTCATTTCTACCCCTCTGCCTTCTTACGATAGGGTTCTGTTCATTTCTCAAAAACTTCCAGCCTGCGCCCTGGTATGGTCCATTACGGTTCAACAATAGAGCGTGTAGATAATTATCTCCAGTCACTTCTGTGACATCTACAAGGTTCGTCACACAACTACCACATGAAGAGCCGATTGTCTGAGTATCATAATTTATTGCTTCGGCGACGACTGTATTCCCGTATGAAAAGTCTATGTCGTGTGAAGCATATGATGCTGAACGCAAGAAGCCATGTCGACCCGACAAATCAATCGTAGCGTTGGGGTAATCTGTAATATATCCCTTGTAGCGAGGATGAGTGATTAATGCTGCGGTTGAGCCGTCAGAGTCGTGATTCCATGGGAATGCTGTAGCTGAGGCAACGGAGCGGTGCTCATCGTCGATAACTACCAGTCCAGCGTAGTCTGGTTGCACAGCAGAGGCTGAAATCCAATTGTATTGCCAACTGCTTCTTGGTATTTGGTGACCAATAAAAAAGTTGTCATATGACCTTTCGGCATAAACGCTGGTGCCGTCGAGCTTCATTCTAATGGCGGCGTTTCTATTATTCTTGTGCCACGATGCAACATTGGCAGTGTTCCCACCAAAATCGTTTGATATACCGCCGATGGCATCTGATGGAGTTCCATGAATATAATCTTCACGATAGCCGAATTGTTTTGAGTGCTCCTTCTGCCAGAAGTTCAAGTGATTTCTAACTCTCAAGTTTCTAAAGTTCATGGAGTTGTAGGGAGAAAACTCTTCTGCTTGATAATCTAGTGAACCCCTAGACATTGTTGCTGGCGAGCCTGGTGCCGAGAACCTTTCTACAAACACATGTTCTGTTCTTCCGAATGAAACTCCAGCGCTGTTGTTTTCTCTGACAGGCAGCGTATAGTCATATAAGCCAGTGACATAAGTTGAGGCGACGCTGTTTGGCGTTGCGTCGGGATTCTTGACAAGCCACCTGTTGTTGTTTGAACGACCTGAAGTTTGTACTACTTCATAATCTTTATTATAGTTTCCAAGTCTTGGGTTGGCAGTCGTAGAATTAATATTCTTTATATTGACAGACCTTTTCGCCAAGCCGTCACGAGTATATCTTGCAGCAGGGTAATCAGCGTCGACAAGGTGTGGGTGGACTAGTTGTCCGCTATCGTCAAGATATAATTCTGGTCTATTAGCTATAGCGTCGGAGCCAGTATTAAGGTCGATATGTCTATGCTGGTTTCCTCCAACCCACTGCTCTGTGAATGGTCCTTGGATTGGAATCTCGTGGTCTGTACCATAAGAATCGTGTGTAACATTCCTCTGTGTTGCTGAAGCATCGAGCGGGTGTGCCCCATAGAACGGCGGGGCAAACAGAGAGCCTTTAATTTCGGTTTGGACGCTAGCAGCGTCAGTTAAGGTAACGACATGAGGTCTTCTCTTTTCTTTATGAGGTCCGTCGTCAATTTCATAATTATCTCTGCAAACCGAAGGGTCATCTACAAGTCTAGTTAAATTAATTTTTGTACCGTAATGTGTTGCTGCTCGCAACATATCATTCGGGCTGGCTAAGGTTGCATCCGCAAAGTTCGGTCCACCCGAGATACTCGGCGTATGCTCAAGGTTTAATTTATAAGGTCTTGACAACCTTCTTGTTGCATAGGTGCTACCCTCATACTGCTTGGGAGCGGCGATATCATAAAGCGTGGGGCTACCCTGCTCCACATAGCTGCCGCTAACAAGCACCATCTTGGTTTGACCAACGATGTCACGGACTTTAGCTTTTCGTAAAGATTCCCTATCATTATCGACATCAGTGTCTGAAGAAGTTGCATGTTCGCTTCCTCTTTCTGCTCTCTCTGAGCGCCACAAGCAGTCATCATAGTTATCAGAGGCTGCCACTGAAGGGAGGGTGAATTCATCTACAATCGATGCGCCACTAGTTAAAGTACCGTGGTTCGTGGAAACATAATCTTTAATCCCATTTGAACCTGTTGCATCTTGGTCGTCGCCCATTTTCCACCAAGAAATAATATCTGAATAGGCAGAATGTTGAGCGAGGTCATAAACCCTTCCGTCGTTGTAAGCCTCTTTAACTTCTGCACTGCTCAACTGCTTGTTGAAAATGCAAATATCTGCCATCTTATCTTCGAATGCTTGACCTGCGGAGGGCGGGTCATTGTGAGTCTTACCCAAGATGAGAGGGGTAGTTTGATTTGTCATCCCCGTGTAGGTTCCATTGTTGAGCGATGTGTTAGTAGATGTTACCTGCACTCCGTCTACATAAAGAGCAATTCCACTGGATAACTTGTTTCCACTATATGTCAATACAACATGGTGCCAGGTCTGGTCGGTTAATACTGCCGAATTCGTTTGTAAGGTTATTCTGTTGGTGGTACTTGTCCCCTTATACAAAAACGCCCGAAGCTGTCCATTGGCATGTTTGAAAATATATTCAAGACCATCGCCTGCGTTGACAAGCGCCTTAGCAACAAAAGGTCCGTTATCACTTGAGACATCATCAATGTACACCCAAGCTGATATGGAAAACGCTGCATCGTTGCCGCCGCCATCAGTAAAACTAAATACATCGGCGTCGCCAATCAAAACATGGTCATTAGCGCCGTCGAAAAGAATAGCTTTCTTATTATATCTTTCTACTGGTGCATGTCCATGCTCCCAATCATAAGTCAACTCTCGAATACCACGAATGGTACCCTCGGGCGGGTCTTGCTTCTTTTCTAATGTTGGAAACTTCGTCCAGTACTTGCTTCGCTCAAGAATATGGCTTTCCACCATATTTCTCATTGAGCCCGAGAAATTACCCGAGGCAGGGATTAATTGTTGTAACATGAGTCCCAACGAGGAATCAATCCACTTATAAAACTCAACATACTTTTCGAACGACGGTGTGTTTTCCACTCTTTCATAGAACAAGCTTCTAAATTTCTCAAGACTCTTGTATTGCATTCTATATCGATTAATCGGCTGTCCAATCAAATCGTTGAATTCAACAATTGAAGCGAACAAGCTCAACATCTCTGTTGAAATAACTTGGCTCATACTTTTTTCAATTGCGAAGAAGTGATTAATTGGCTTGGAACCCTTTACGAACACATCATCGTCTTGTGTGCGAATTTCAATCATGTCATCGCCAGAAAGAACTTCTGGCAAGCGGTGCCTTGCCGTGTACTGATACTCTCTGTTTACTACTTGCTTATCGTTCGGCAGGGCTGCCTTGAATGACCCCTTACCCTGATGTCTGTACCCTACGAGGTTTGTGAACCAGCCATAGCGAGCTTCGGCGATATAATTGGTGTCGCCGAGCGAGACATCGTTAACTGTGAAGTTTCCGCTGGAGTCCGAGCTTGAGACATTTTGAAAATTCCAGTGCAAGGCAAGCGTGTCTTTTCTTGGCACCTTAATATCAGAAGTAGTTCCGTCACTAAATTCACTGAAGAATGAATATGCTTCGTCATTTGGGTAAAGACGACCGACATTTGATGCGTCGATAGCATGAATTTTTATTTCTTCATCTGTTAGATAATCGAACCAGTACATAAGGTCTGTGACCTTAACATCAGAACTTGCTGTTCCAGTAGCCTCATCCGCAAGGTCAGTGCGCAAAGCGCCGACATAACAGAGCTTGTCGCTCTGAATCATTGCCTGGGCTTTTGAAACATTTGCACCAGTATAAGATGCAGACAGGCTAAACTCGTTCTCAATAGTGTCGAGGGTTGCTTGAACACCATAAAATTCTATCTTATATTCGCCGACTGCTGCGCCTGCAACATGGTCTCCCAACTCTACATCAAGTGGGCGGAGGCGGACAGCTATGTTCCACTTCGTATTGTCATATACTTCTTTGTATTCTTCAGTAACCAACTCGTGATTACCATCTGAATCTGTGTAGGTCAGTTTGAATTTGACATTTAAAGATTCACTATCGGGCTTAATAGCTGTGACACGAAATGAACCAATGTTCGCCGCAGTCTGTGCGTAATTCTGTAAGGTTGTGCCCACTACATTTGCTTCTTTGGTTCCGAAGAGCGAGACTTCTGTAAACTTCTTTAAATTAAATGCAGGGTGCTCTCTTTCCAATTGTTTTGGAAATATAACCTCAGCAGTTAAAGTTGTTCCGAGCAGCGCTGACTGGGCTACTGTGGGTCCAAGAAGGTAGGCTCGCTCATCAGTGCTGGTTCCGCTTGTATCATCAAGATATACTGTAGACTCGTGGCGGTCAACATTGTTGAAGTCGGCATAGTTCTTTTTAACAGAAGTAAAACCTCGTCGACCTTCGAGTGTATAATCAACACCGTCGGCATACAAATTAATCTTTATAAGTTCATCATCGACGCCGAAGCAGCGAATTAGGTTTCTGAATGACTTCTCTGTACCCTTTGTCTTGTATATATGAGTAATGTTATTGTAGATATTTTGATAAATAACATTCTTAATCTCTTGAATCTTTAAATCGAATAGCTCTGTTTCACCTCGTGAAGCAAGCTCTTCTAGAATGGTTGCTTCAGTAAAAATATCAGATACATCGAAGCCAACAGAGCGTAGCAGGTTTTTTGCAAAGTAATATGGTTTATCAGCATTACCGACAAGCGTTTGATAATCATTATCTCGAAGGTCTGTCAGCGCACCGATTTGTAGGTGCAATGTATCAAAATAGCTTGACAGAGCCTGAGAGAGTTCTTTAATCTTGAATGCATGGTCCTCATCTTCCTGAAGAATCCACTCTGGCATAGTGTGATAAAATGATGCGTTATTTTTATTGTCATAAGTGTTACCCTTTGCTTTCAGGGTTGATAACAGCGTGACAACAAGGGGATGTTGGGAATATACGATTGGCTCAGGACTTTCCTTCTCCGAAAGAAGAACGCATTCATCAATTGCGGATGTTAATTTTCTAACAGCCGTTGTATAGTTTTCGATTTGTCCGTTTGAAATTCTTCCTGAATAATCAAGTACTACCGCATCCTGAACATTGATTTCAGTAGCATCAAGAATTCCTTCATTGAACTTGTAGTACACGCCAATGTCAACATTGTCAACAGAGGAATACTTTGAGTCGTCAGTATTTGTACCACCAGAAACGGAAGTAAACCAATTTCTTCCAATATCACGACCAGTTCTCTCCGTCTTCCAAAATCTGAAATCATCAATATATAGTTTCGGTGCGCCGCCGACTCCCTTGGTAATTCCTTCGGGGCTCGTAGAAATTGGCTTTGTATTGTAAGCATTGATAATTGCTACATAATTTTCTTGAGGAACCTCTGAAGTAATTTCATTTCCAGAGGTCACTGTCGATTCGAGAACGCCATTTACATAAAGACTAACTGTAATACCAGCAGCCGAGCTTTTCATTGTGAATGAATAGTGATTCCAATTCTCTAGATAATTTGAACCCAACTTCGACTTCGTGGCTGCGGTAATATTCAGCGCTGCTCTTTGGACACCCTCCGAGCCTGAGCCGTATTTATATGTTACGGAAAAATCATTTCCGCTCCCAGGTAGAACTTCGACCATAACTCTAACATAACTTGCGTGAGTATGAGCCTGTCCATTCCAAAGGTCAAACAAGCAAAAAGATTTGCCTGCGGCGATGATGGCATCGTCTTCTAATTTGTACCACAACTCAACAGAGTTACCAATAGCTGGGTTGATTCCAAGATTTGATGCTCTATATAAGTCTTCGTCCCAAATGTTAGCCTTCCCGCCTTTAGCGGGGAATTGCTTGCTCAATTCATATTTGTCGCCTTCAGCAACACGCTTATCTCTGTTTGGTCCGCCCTGAATATAGATGTACTGTGGTTGGAGATATTTAGTAAAAGTTCCAGCAGAAGCCTCTACAATTAGGTTGCTCGCAGCGGCTGTGGTGTTCAAAAGAACATGACCAACGGCTTTCGGATATTCTTTCTCTAAGATATAAGCGTCTAGTGGGGAGCTTTCTCTATCCCACTTACTCTTCTCTGCCTCTGAGCCATCATAGGGATATGAGCTATAGATGTGCTCTACGGTATCTTCGTAGTATTTTTCCGCAGAACCATACTTGGCGAAGTTCTTCGGGTCGGAATAGTCTGCCTTTGGAATAAACTTTTGTTTACCCTTGTTGACCTCCGAGACATACTCCTGCGATTCGACCTCATCAACGAGCTTATCAGCTTGCTGCTTGGTGACGATTTTATTTGACCTTTTACCAAATAAATCCTTAATACTCATTGAATTAATCTATCCTAAACTTAAAAGCTTTCTTGTATTCCAAGATTTCGCCATTTACATAAGTGGCGAACTTGATACCGTACATGTATCCAGTCTCTAGCATCGACATATCAAAGTCAAAATAGTTTCCGTCCTTATCATAAGAGAGCAGCGTGTGGTTTGAATTGTTGTTGGCTGTGCCAATTCCGTAATCAATTACCACCTCGTCATCTGTAGCTCTAAAAATTTGATAATAAACATTGTCCACTATTTCATTCTCGATTGCTTTACTAGCTACTGTATAAATAGTTGGTGACCAATCTTTTAATCGGCTGTATAGCCTAAATCGTGGTTTCTCGGTTTTTGTATAAGAAGGTTTAAGATTCGTGATAGAAAACACATACTCTTTAGACTTTATAGTTAATACTGGCTTAGGCTGATTTACAGTAATCTCTGAGGACTGGACATCTATAATGCTCGCCGTACCGTCTGTTGATAGGTACCAGCGCTCGTATAAGGATGTCTCAGTTGTATCGACAGCGAATTGAGCCCTATAGACGCCTGTTGAAATCTTTGTTGCTTCTACAAAATTGACTGGTCCGTCGAGAGGAACTACTGTCGCAAATGTGGACTCTTTATAGAGGGAGAAGTAAATCTCCTGTCCTGCCGTAAATGTCAAGTCAGTAAGAACACCATCGACAAGATTGTATAAGTAGACATTTTGATTGTTGTCGGCTACATAAGATTTTTTGGCACTAAGCTTGGCTCTGTCGTCTTTAATCGCACCGTTCCATCGAGCTTCGAGGTTGGGGCGCTTGAAAAAGAACTCTGAACTTCTAGCAAAGAATTTTTTAGTATAATAAGATTTTGCAGTGCTCTCAGCCTGTATCTTAACCATCACACCTTTATTATTAGCAGTTGATGTCGCCTCGTCACGAAGAGCAGAGCCATCCCAGATTGCAGCCACAACATATGAGGTGATATCTAAAATTAAATCCTCCTGACCTGATGTGAAGGCTACCGTTCCCATCGTGCCAGAAAACGGTCCCGTGTCGTCAAGACTGTTATTCGGCGTCCCCCATGGAGTGTAATCGTTTCCGCCAGTCATGTAGTGGTTGGCAGTTGTAATATTTCCAGTCGTGTTTGCAATGGCATATGTGTAATTGCCAACAGTGCCAGCTACTTTAGAAGTAATCGTGAGTGCATCGGACCCGCTGTTCGCAACGGTGACCTTTGTAGAACTACCCAGTGCGGTCACGATAGCATCTCTCGTCAGAGTTGCAGAGGCAGCGGCAGTGACCGTTGTCGTTTCATCATCAATTTTAACAGTGAATGTAGATAGATTTGTTGGGCTTGTTGCAACTGTTATTGTACCAGTAGCTGTGCCTGTAGCTGTATCAATCCTGTTTGTCCAGTTAACTGAACCAGCATCACTATATGTCGACATGTCAACTCCACTACCTTCAGTGAATGCTTCGGCAAGCTGGTGCACTGTCAAAGAGAAGTTGGCTGGTAATGTTTCTGGGTGTACCGCATTGAACAGTCGTAAATAATATTTTGGAGCATTAGATGCATTAGGCTTTGGAACTTCGCCAACAGCAATTGCTGTTCGGATGCTGAGCAAATCGGGGCGTATAACAATGCGGGCAGCCTCTTTTGACGCTGCGCCTGTTGCTGATACCTGACCATGCAAGCTGAACACTTCCAGTGAATCTGCTGCGCCCATGTTTCCAAGGCTTCCTCTTTCGTTTAGAGCTTCTTTATAAGCATTTGTAATGGTCGCATCTGCTTCCACTGTCCATCTTTTAATACCCATTATATAATCACCCCACTGATATCGTTGGCAGGAAATTTAATCTCATAAATAACATTCAAAGGCATTTGAATATATCTTCCGTCTGCCGATGTTGATTGGTCCAAATCAAATCTAATATTAGAATAAGTTCGACCTCCAGATGAACCATGCTTTTGTGTAATCCTAACATCGGTCACATCGACAAGCCCATCAACCTTTTTAAGTTGCTTATAAACATCCGTGATAAAGAAGGGCTCACCGATATCTGGTGCTCGCCTAAAGTATTGAATCAACTTTTGCTTTGCCTGTTCAAGCACATCATATTTTGATGCGTCCAGTGAACCTACAGCTACAAAGTCAATGGAAAGATTAATAATCTTTGCGTCCATGATATCAATAGTGTCGTTAATCATCTTGTTGCCTGAAAGCCATGTTTTAATATTCTTCTTGACAACATCGTTTGTTCGTGTTAGACTTCCATCTCTATCCTCTGATGTTACATACAGATTCAAATTTCTCTTCAGTGAATCACTGTCTCTTAAAATCTTGCAACGCTTTACAGCGCCAAACTTGGTTGGCATTTGATAGACCACTGATTCATAATCCTGTTGAGTTACTGCTCTTTTTTGTGTTGCAAATGTGTCATAAATTCTATGCTTCAGTTCTGTCGCATCGGGCAATTGCACATCACCAGTGATGGGCTCTTCATTATCAACCTCTAGAGACCCAATGACAGCCTTTGTGGTTGAAGTGTTGAGCACCGTAATGTCGTCAAACTCAAGCCTAGACTTTGAAACGCTATTCAACTGACCGACCCTACAGTTTACATTACTTGAGTTGTTGAGTCTATATTGCACAGTCAAAGTTGTATTGGAAGGAGCGACGCCGAACTTATCACTTTCAATAAGTCGAGTTGGGTCGAAGGATAGGCTTTCGATATAATTCTTGCCATGTACCTTAAGTATAACATTTGACGGGTCTGCAATCATGTCTTCAGGAAGGGAAACATCAGAGCTTGCGCCGAACTGTACGCTAGTCTTTCTTCTGTCTCTCGATACAACAAACCTTCTGGGCACCATGAAAGGCTTTAATATTTCAGCCGCTTGGTCGCCAGTTGTGTATCCAACGCTCAGTGTTTTATCTCTATTCGTTATACCTTTATATAAAATGTTCTGGGAGAGATAATCTACCTCGTAGTACTCATTGCCCTCCAAGTCAATTACTGACATAACTTCTGAAATGTCCAGACCATTTAGAGATAATTTTCTAAACTTCGTGAAGTCGCCAATTTTGTGGGTCTCAACATAATATCTACCAGAAATAACTTGACCGAAGCCCTTTACAGCGAAAGCGGTCGGAACACCAGTAGCTTCGTTTTGTCTTGCGACTCGAATCTCGTTGTTTGGGTTTCCAAAGTGTACATCTTCCATTAAGATAAAATCCGCTCCAGTGGAAGCCTTAAATGTGCTTCCCTTCTTTAGGACGGGCATATATCTTTTGTCTGGTCCAAGACCAGTTGTTAGTGCGGGAATTAAAACATAGAATGTGGCAATACCGTGAGAGGATGGGGCGGTGGTGAACTTATATCCCAGTTGCTTGCCCAGCTTAATGATATTATTATATTCTACCGCAGTGTCGAGGAATGTCTCGTTTGCTTGATAGTCAAGGTAGAATGAAAGAATGTCGCCAATGTAGGCTACAGTATCAACCATGAGTGACCCAAAGCTCGACTCATTAAAGTCCCTGTAGGTGTCTGGATAATATCTTTTGATGTAATCAATCAAATCTTCCTTGATTGAATCGAACTCTCGGCTCGTATATTTAATCGATACGGCTCTTGCCTTCTTATTGCTCATATAGTTAAGCCCTCATGTTTTTTATAATTAGTTGCCACTAACATATAATTCAAGCCCATCCACACTATCGAGCGGCTTAATTCTATAAGTCAAGTTTATGTAAAGCACATTCTGTACAACTGCTGGATTGCTGTCTTTTGAATTAAAATCGATGTCGAGTATTTCAACAAAGCCAAGATACTTTTTAACCTGGGTGCGTATCTTAGATTCTATCTCTCCGTAGACCATGGGGTGGTTTTGTTCAAATAGATAATTCCTAAGTCCAACGCCAAAGAGTGGGTCCATAATTCTTTCACCTGGAGCCGTCAGCACAATCATTTTCATGTTCTGCTTAACCATCTCTTTGTAAGTTTTATTTAATCCATAACCGTCGCTTGGGTCCAAAGACAGCGGCAGTTTCGGTGACAATCCTTCAGGCATGTTATTCTCCCTCCTTCACTAAATATGAGTCCAACCTATTTTGGCTGTGTAATTATTCTTCTTCTGTTACAATAGAGAAACGAAGACCAGATGCTATTACCGCAGCAGGTGGCTTTATCTGTGTAACCGCCTTATACATTGTATCATAATCAAACTCTGGTTTACAAGATGCTGTTGATTTAAATCCTGCTGCTTCAAGTTGTGTGTTTTCATCCTCAGCATTCTCACCACTTGCACCTTCTGCTCGACCCCACATGCCCAAGCCCAAGCCGTGATAAGCAAATCCTGTGGGACCGATAGGTGGTCCAAGTGCGCCTGGAATTACATTCGCAGGCATTAACATAAATGACCATGCCGTGGTCGGGATGTTAACATTCGCCATTTTGGATGCAAAGGATAACTTCTTTGCAATCGAAATGTTCGGGTCAGTCTTCTCGACATGGTTTTTAAATATCTTAAGAACAGCCTCGCCCGTTGCCTTTGCAACGGATTCAAAACCAAGACCCTTCGCTGACTTGCCCCAGCCGACTGGCAGGTTATAGTTCCAACTGTTTGGCGATGCTGGCATGTCAAGCAAGCCAAATTCATTCTTCATCATCTTATCAAGACCTGCTGGACCTCCGACTTCATCCATGGATGGGTCACTCTGTTTATAATCGCCCCTTGAATTAATCGCAAAGAACAATCTTCTCAACTCATCTTTGGTCGCAGACATTGCTCCACTGACGGCGGTATCATATGATGTTGCTTGTTGGCAGAATATTTCCATCAATGTTTTATATCTTTTAATCGGAAACATAAAGTCAACAAAGGCTCTAAAGTCTTCGTGATTTGAGAGCAGGTGATATCGAGTTTCAATTTCCCGTTCTTGCGCACCATTAACAAGTTGATTCAGTTCAAATTCGCTAATGATTTCCCTACCGTCCATAACTGGATAGGTCATCTTCGCATCATACTCTAGGGTGTGTTCCGCCCCAGTATTACTTGTTGACATACTAACTACTTCAAACTGAACAAAGCATTTTTCTATAGCAACCTGCTTAAAGTTGGGATTGCCTATGAGGGGGGTAAAATCATCCCACATGCTTTTCCACTGTTGATTAATACTTGGAGGTCTTCCCTGGGAATAGGTTATTTTTCTTCCCTCATTAGTTATAGTCCTATCAGCGGGTGGGCGATACATTAACCTAAGTCCACGACTTATTGATTTGAAGAAGCCATTTGAAGGCTCCTTGAAGTCAACAAGTTTTTTGTCTGGGTCGTTGTCGACCATCTTCATTCTGTCAATTATAGTGTCAAGCTCAGTTCTGTTGACAACCCCTACAGTAGAAAAGGTAGATGGGTTGTCCTCTTGATAGTTAAAAGAAGCACTATCGGAAGGGTCTCCATGATGTTCGATATAGTAGTATGGCTCCAAATACAAATTTCCATTTGCAAATTTATTAGTAGTAGGAGGGTCGCTTGTGAACAGCGGAGTCATTCGGGTTGACTCATAATAATTTCCATCATACTTAAGTATTGGCAAATACTCAAGAACAAATCTGCTCTCAATATCAGAAACCATCAAAGAATTAATTCTTTCTCTCATCTGAGAATATACGCTCGTGTACTGTTCTTTAATCAACGAGCGAAGAGCATCATCTCCCAAGCTATCCGTGGTCAGAGGGGAAGAAATATCACCAGAATCAACTTGTGACTCTTGCTCAGACATGTCAGAAACTTCAATAAGGGCTTCCAAAAAATCGTCCCTGTAGGTTCCATAGGAGCCGACGGGGGTCATTTTTCCGTCAACATCAACCATATTAGGACGGTCATAGTCATCGAGGTCTTGGAGGATAAAGTTTACAACAGAAGAAAGATATAGTTCATCTGGTGTTGAATCTCCCGCAAATATTGAATTTGAAAAGATGCCCCTCATATAAAAATCAATCATGTATGACCTGACTATTGTGCTAACACAAAGCTTAATCATTTCCTTTTCCTGGTCCGACATAGAATCCGCTGGGCTGCCGTCCGTGGGGGCAGACAAGTCTATACAGCGCTCGCTCTTCATGTTTTCTTTTAATTCAGCTTTTTTATTCTTGAGGTCCAGAAGGTGCGGGTCGCAACCCTCCAATTTTTGTTCCAGTGTTGGCTCAGGGTCAAGATTTAGATAGGTTAACACTGGCTTTACTGTCTCTGGTAAGTCTGCGTCTCCTTCATCACTGATAGCTGGTGCTGCAACTGTAATTGACTTGAAGAATGGACTTTTTGTCACTAAGTCCGAAATATAAGCAAGCACATCTTGATTTATTTTATCATAATAACCCTTTGCCATTTCATAAAACTCAGAATCTTCTAATACAAATGAATCTGCAAAACTTGATACATTGTTAGTCAACAAGCTTGCAAATTTATGTCTCCTCAAATTAACGGCATCTGGACTCGATAAAAAATTATATTTTTCTTGAGAAAGCGTGTTTGCCAATGTCTCACCATATAGGTCTGATGTCGAGTAGTTAAATACGATTTTATCATCCCTGGCGGCTTTACTCTGTTCATTCAAATATATGTCATATGGCAGAGGAGTTGTTGATATATCAAAGTCAGGCGCAACCTTTGGCTCTATGTAACCAAACCTCCACGAGACACTAGAGCTTTCAATTTCTTCAATTGCCTCCTCAATATCGACTCCGCCGAGATTCTTAATAAAAGATAAATCAATCGCATCTGTTGGCAGCGGTATTTCGATACCAGTCGCACCTTGATTATAATCTGTTGTGGTGTCCAATGTTGCTGGTATAGGTTCGATGTCTCCAAATAAAATATTTGGATTTGTCTCCACGCCCGAGAGAGTGGATTTTAAAGATGGCATGATTTTAGGGGTGCCCTGTATATCAATCTTCATCTCTGGTCTATTATTATCCGTATCAGCAGGAAGCGTAATCGATTTTTCTTCTTCGGGTGCCTTGATAAATGCCGATGGGTAAGCTAATATATCAGAAGAGAAAGCCATATAAACTGGTTCAAACATTAAGTCTACAGCCTTCTCCGTCATATAATCAATTGAATCGTGTGATAAGTCAACGAGACCTTTTTGTTTTTGAGACGAACGGGCACTGTTGACATCTGGAGATGTGCTTGAAGGCTCTTCACTACCCTTCTGACAGAACACGGGTGGCGGGGCAAAGTCATCAGAGAGTGGTCCTTTATTTACAAAGTCAGCCAGCACCTTTGCCGCATTTGCTTTTCTATCTCTCGCTCGATTTAATTGGTCTGAGACTTGTTCTGGCGTCATGTCGCCCCTGTCTCTTAATAAATTACTTCTTAATTCATCTGTCTCTGAAGCCGCAGGATTACACAGTGTATCCCCGACAATGTAATTTGGAGCAGCAGGAGTTGGAGACTCAAGGATTCTACAGATAGATGGGTCTATCATAGAGCCAAATGATTTAAAGAATCTCACAACTTGAGATTTTCTTGTTATATTAATGTTGGGGTAGCCCGTAGTCAACAAGCTTCTCACCATTGTGAGAGTTTTTCTTGTTGCTGTGCCGTTAATTAAAGTGCATAGCTCAACGGGAGTCAAGAGAAGAGATACATCGTCTAACATTGAAACAACTTCTGCCCTCTTTGATGCTGCGTCTGGAGCATTAAAGTCCTCGAATCCAGCCGTATCCATAAGGGCTGCGAGAGCCTCGGCGGGTCCAGCTTGTCCAGGTGAGCCGTCGGGAATACTGTCTTCTAACATTTCATTTAAATTAGATTTACCAAATTGTTCTCCTTCACCTGTAGCATCATTACATGAGTCGGTCAAGTTCTGTAAAACATTTTTCACCATTGCGACAAATATTTCGTTTAACAGGCTCGTCAAAGCACCCTCGATTGCATCGCCCATGGATGCCATAATATCTTGAGTGGGGAGAGAATCAGGAAAATTCATTGCCAGGGATGGAGGCATCTTAGGCTTTGTTTGAGAGAACGCATCTGTATTTAACTGAGGTGTGGATGGGAAATCCTTTAACTTGTCCAATTTATCTTGAGCCATGTCTAAATCTTTTGTTAGAGAGTCATCAATACCAAGACTTTTCGCCTTATCAGATATTGAACTCAAGCCAGGTATTTTATCTGCACCTAAATTATCCAGTACCTCTGTTGCGCCTGAAATGCCAAGCTCTTTTATTTTTAAAGACAGTTCTCCAACACTGTGGCTTGATAATCCAAGCGAATCAAAGGTTAAGCCACTTAACCCAAGTTGTTCCATGTTTAATTCATTAAAACCAATGTCTGAAACAGTTGTTGAGCAAAGTCCAAGTTGGTTCATAGAATAATTTTCAGGACCGCCGTTGTTTAGGATTTCTTGTGCGTCTATTCCAACACCCTCTGTTATTCTCTGTCCCGTTTTTACAATTACAACAGCGCCATCAACTGGGTCCACCTCGATGTAGTCTTTTGTAGAAATGCCCGAAATATCCTTTATTTTAATATCGCACATTCCGAGGGAATCCACGGTCAGTTCTGTGAGACCAAGTTCGTTGAATGAATGTTTTCCAACGCCGAGCGTATCTATATTCAACGATGTTAAGCTTTCAAGGTCGAAATTTACATCGGAAGGGATACTAGATTTTAACTCGTCATATCCTATCTCAACATCTGCGATGTCGTTTAGACCCACTCCTGAGCCGAAATCACCTGGGCTGGATTGGACTGCTGAACGAATTGATTCGTCTAAGTCTTGAACATTAGACAGGTCTGATGTAATTTGACCCATACACTGACTTATAAGGTCCGCAATATTTACCTTGTCAAGGACTGCCTCGAAAGCGTCGTCGACCGTGCTAATACTGTTAATTGTTTTCTGAATTCCTTCACATGATGCTGTGAAGTCTCCAACAAAATCGTAGGAATCTACTCTATCACGATACAAATTAAATTTAGTTTCAAGGTCACCTACATCTATATCTTCTGAGATTTTATCTCTATATGTCTTAATAGGAGAATCATTATATGCTGTTGACATCTTTTTAGAAAGCTTTTCCTTGCTGCTTTCAACGGTTCCAATATTTTCGTGAAAATTGCGGCTGCCTTTCTTCTTGCTTGGATTGACTTTCGGCGGCTCTGGAAGCGTATATGCAAACAAGAAATCTGTCCACGGCAAAGTATCAGGAGTGATGTTTTTAATTTCATTTAGGTTCCACAAATATCCCTGCGTTCTTTGTGAGTCAAACGGGACTGAATCTGAGAGTTGTTCAACTCCTTTAGAGAAGACAACCGTGTTTCCCGATTCTCTGAGTAGGGACACATAAATGAGAGTAAGCGTAGAATCCCACCCTAGCTCAAGTGTCTCGTTCATTTCAAATGGGCTTGATGTGAGTCCGTTATCGTCCATCAGTTGTTGCAGGGGTGGAACGATGGCTTCAATATTTTCTGCCTCGAAGGTGGCATCGTAATCTGTAACAGTGCCTTTAAATCGAGAAATTTGCTTACCGTACTCGGTCAACAGGGCTGATGTCTTTTTAATATCTTGTTTAAAATTTAAAGTATTATAAGAAGCTTTGAAAACCACATCTTCTAAAACATCCCACCGAGTTGTGGCGATGATACCATCGACCTCTATAATATTTTTATCATTAGCGATTGCTGATAAGTATCGCATTGGAAGAGTTACTAAAACTTTCAAATAAGTATTGGGGCGAAGGTCAACAAAATATTCCTCTGCTGCACAGAACTGGAATATTTCTTTATTTTCTACTTTGCTAATATAGTTCGCAACTGTTTCGTCATCGTGTGGTTTTCCATTATCACGGAGAATGATTTTTAACCCTTCTGTGCAACCAATTTTTAATCTATTATCAATATCGTCTGCGCCCGCAGATTGATATTGTTTTAATTCAACACAGACCTTATATTTTGCGTCGTAAGGGTCAAAGTGGCTTTTGTTAGGTTCAAGAGATGTCCAATCAATAATTGGTGGAACTCTTCTATTGCCGCCGACGACGCTGGCAGGTGAAAAAGCTGTTGGTGCAGTGTCGGCTGTACCAGTCAGCTTTCTAATGTTTTCCCTATGAACATATAATTTTGTATTGCCGTAGTCCTTCCCAACAACCAGAACATGTACCCATGCACAAGCATAACCAGCGCCCTCATCGAGAACAATAAGTTTCGTACCGTTTGATAAGACATCAACAATATCGCCCTTCAACTTCTCATCTTTATTGCCAACGGGGCTGGTCTTGAAGTATGATGGTCTATTACGAAGGGCGACTTTTTTTATTGAGTTAATAGAGTGCGTTGCCGATTCAGGGAACGACGGAAACCTCTCCATTGGGCTGGTTTTCTTTTTTCTTGACATTATCAATTAACCTTGTTATACTTACTGTTTATATACTTGTTACCTGCTTTTGATAAGTAGGTTTTCTTGAAGGTTTTTAAGTTTGCTTTATGTTTAGCTAAATCAATTTTAGATGTCAAAGTTAGATTTTTTACAGTCGAGAGACCAGAGGAAACACACTGCGGCGACAACAGAGTCGTACCGAGGATAGGAATCAAATGGGTGTGTGTCGCAAGAGCGATGTTCATTTGTATCTGTTGCATTAAAAAATAATCAACTATTCCATTCAACTTATCGATGTGAAATACAACTCGACTCAGTGCTTCCGCTAGGTTGTCACCCTTAGACAATGGTTGAAGGTCTGTGTCGTCATTACCAGCTATCAAGTCAATTCCTGATACTGCCTTTACATCGGCTCCCTGAGAATTCTTTTGGTCTGTCCTTGTTACCAGCTTGATACCTTCTCGTGCAACAAGTCTAATCCCATCAGCCTTCAATCCAATAGCTGATTTTGTTTTTGAATTTCCAACATTGCCATCTGCCAATTCGAAGTTCTCATCAATATCGGTTTTCTGGCTTATATAAATTCTAGCTGCATCAACTTTAAAATTTGGGTCTGCAAAGATGGTGTTGCCCTCTTCATCTTGCGAGAGAGGCTGAGATGCCATTCTTCCCACAACAATGTCGACCATTGATGCCTGAGTGTCTCCTGAACCGCCATAGCCACTTAGTCGTGAAGCTGGTCTATCTCTTCCAAGAACGATAAAGGAATTATTTTGCCCCCTGTATACCGTTTCACATTCAGCCTCCACATATTCTGGTACTGGTTCTGGTAGCTGGTTTCCCGCAATGCCTCGCTTAGACAACTTTAAACTTGAAGCGGAAGCTTCCAGTAATTCACTATTCCTTTTAAAGAAACCCTCTAGGTCAATTGATTTTTTCATTGAAGACATGAGATACAGTACTCCTGTGTTAAATTATTTTCCAAAATACCCACCACGCCAAACTCTTCCAGCCTCTCTCCACGGAGGGTCGGTTGAGGGATTTGCAAATGTTTCAAGGACCATTCCAAAAGTCGTTGAACCAGTGGTTAAGCCCGCATTGTTTCTAAAGTCAAAGTGCCAAGCTTCGGATGCTCCACCTGCGGCAGACTTTTGATACCAACTCTTGCCAACGGGACCGATACCTTCAAGACCATATGCCATCATAATTTTTGTAATATTTACAAAATATCCAGTCATTGGTTCGACGACGGGCGGTTGACCATTTTTTTCTCTAATAGCGTTTAATGTTTTATGTTCTACTTCAAACTTGACCTGCCCTTTATCAACAACTCCAGAAGTTTTAGAGGATTTAGCCCACACAATAAATCTCTTCTTACCTGGAACAGAGGTATCATGCTCTACTATAAAAATATCCCTCTCAGGTTTTTTTGCTGTGTGTGGAAGTAACAAATCGACTGCCAAGCCCGTATAGTGGAATGAGGTGGCGCTACGACCTTTCGTCACCTTAGTCGATAACAGCCTGCGAGCGCCAGAGGAAGAAATTTGCCCTCCGAGTTCTTTAACAATATTTCTGACCTCAACAAGGTTTGCAGCCACATCTTCTCTCATTCTCGGATTTTTAGAGTACCATGGACCAGACTTGCCTCCGTCTTGTATATCAAAATCAACAGGAGATTTTATAACCTTCATCTTTGGATTCGTCCTTACCTCACCAAGTGTTCCAATAAATGGAACATTTCCGATTGGTGTGCCAGCCCTATCTGCACCAATAGTAAATGGCTGACCTGGAGTATAACTTCCTCCACCACATGTAGCAACAGGTACAGGTGCTGGTGAAGGTGTGGTGTTTTGAGCCGCTGTTGATTCGGTTGCAGGTGTTGATGCTGGTGTCTTTGCTTCTTCTAGAGACTTCTCAATTGCCCGCTTGCCTGCTGCGGTTGCAGCCATCTGTGCGGAAGAAGAATCTGCTGGGAGTGCCATGATTTCATCTTTTTCTTCTTGTGTTGTAGACTCAGTAAGTGCTTGTGCTCTTGTTATATTCTCAACAGTAATTTTCGGTTCTAATTTTGTTCCAACAGCATCTGCTTTCTTTTCAGTCGTGGTACCATCTTCGGATACTGTCTCTGTTGCAACACCGTCTTCTGTTGCTGCCTTAGCAAGGCTTGGTGCGCCGAAGTATTCTTCCCCAGCAAGCTTTTTGCAAAGCTCTGGTGTCCAAGGCTCATTGGGGCGTCCGCCCAATTGTTGCCACAAATTAGTCCATTCTGGATATTGCCAAACCCATATCTTTCTACCTAAAGATTTAGATTTTGCAAGATATTCATGTACAGGTTTTGAGCCAGTGCCGCCGTGGTCGCCACCAGACTCTGCAATTCTAAGGTTGCCATCGGGGTCTGCAAACAGAACCAAAATATGTGTAATGACAAGAGTATTGCTGCACCATGAGGGGCGCTCAGCTTCTGTTTTGGACAATGTTAAAACATCTCCTGGCATCAGGTGCACATTGCTCTCACCCACATCAAAATAATTCGTTGGTTTGGCTGTCTCTATACCGCCAAGTTCTCCTGCTCGAACTTTTTTTAAATAATCATTATAATATTCCTTGTTAGAAACTGCATTCTCTTCCAGTCGTCCATCAAGGGTCGCTTTTACCAGCGCACAAGGGTCAACCCAGTCCCACCCGTCTTTGTGTCGCTGTGGTGTTCTCTTTGGTTTCGTCCAGTTTCCATACCAAGGGCGGACACCTTTACCAATCCAGCTTCTATAATTAGTTTTTTCGCCTGCGTCAATTTCATAGCCGCCAGCTTCTTTAGTCATCGAGGCATCAATCATGAATTCCATGACGCTTCTCACACCATTTGTGAACCCACTGCAATCAATGCCGCCTTTTACAGGGTCTAGGGTTTTACCACCAAGTTTATATCCTCTATCGGCTTGGTCCTCACAAGCTATTCGTAGTGCCGTCAAGTACTTTGCTAAATTATTATTAATTGACTGACAAGAACCTAACGCCAGCTTTCCGCTAGCTGCTCGTCCGCTACCGCCTGCGCTCACATACGCTTTAACTTTGTCAAAGTTCGATGCTGAAGTGGACCATGATTTGTTGGTGCCCATTGGGTCTTGTTTATTTCTCTTAGAGGTTTGTTTAGGTGAAAGATACATTCCGTTCTTCCACTTTATACTAGGGTCTGTTATTGGAACATTGGGTGCAGTCAAGGAACCCCCAGAAGCTCCAGATAGTCCTGAGCCTCCACCGCAGTCTCCAAACGCATCAGAGCCCGATGCTCCGTCACCAGAGCCACCAGAGCCGCCTGATGAACTGTCGGGTGGTGGAAAGACGGGACCGATATAAGTTGGGTCGTCGAAGTTCTCTTTAGAACCATAATCAACCCAAACCAAGTCTCCTGGTCCAGCACCTTCGACATTTGAATCGTGAGCGATAAATGTCGGGTACATATTGATTATTTTTTGATGGTCGCCCTTTTCGTTTGGGTCTTGGGCATATTTTTTTGGCGAAGGTAATGTAACATGAATTTCTGGTATTCTTACTTTATACCTTTTTAATTTCTTTGGTGCCGTGAAGAGCCCCCCAAACATACCCTGTTTACCAAACACGGTAGAAAGCCAATTACCAGGAGCAGGCTCGTTCTGACTCATCTCTTCTTCTACACGCAAAACAATGCCTTTGTAAGGACCAGTCCCCTTCGTTGCATCGGGTGTATAGTGAGTTATTGCGACCTCTTTCAATACATCCAAAATGGACATACTACTTGGGTCTGCACTCTTTGCTGCTCTTGGTTTTTGTACAGGGTTTAAGTCACCAAAGGCAAATTCTTTGGGCTCTTCGAAATCAGCCATCGTCCCCTTCCTCCGAGCCGCTGTCATTTAGCATGTCGAATATCTTTTCCTTTTCAAGAGAAGATAGTTCATCGGAGGCGTTAGCTGTTTTTTTATGAAGCAGTGCCGTGAGTTTTACAAGCTGCTCGTTTGAGCGTTGTAGTGTCTCTACATATTTTGAAGCGATTAAGCCACACTGTTGAATTATAGTTATTGACCCGCCCTGAGATTTCATCTCTTGCACAAGGTCAGTTAGGAGTGTCGATGTAATCGCCCTGTCGGCACGAATATTCGTCATCGTCTCCTTGAGCAATTCGTCTAGCTGCTCTTTTCCTGTTTTGCTATTGTTTGACAATCAACTGTACTCCCGTCTGTGTGAGAGACAGCGCCTTCATCCCAATTGTTCTTGAAGACTCTGTATTTTTCTCTCAACTTATTGAGGTTGCTAACCACTTGCTTAGTATTAAGACCAGTTAACTCTCTTAAGTACAAGTAAATAGCTTTCTTGTTGAAAATTTCGATGTCGTCTGGGTTCTCTAATAAGACTTTAACAGCCTTATACACTTTCTCCTCGGAAGGCTTCATAGGAAGCTCGCCCCACTTGGAGATTTCAGAATGTAACGCTGCTCTGAATTGAATTAGCTCAACCTGTTCCTCATAGGGATTCTTAGTTGAAAGATATTTTTGTTCAATTGACCGTGGCATCTGGTCAAAGGTTATTTCCCTTTGACGCTGGATTGCATGTTTCTTTACCTTGTGAATGAACCAATTTTTTGTAATGACACTGAAGTAAGAGAATGCCTTGGAACCCTTTTCAGGATTAAATTTTTCTAAAACCGTAGTTAGCCAGATTTTGCATTCATCTTGCAAGTCTGCTATGTTTGGTAATGTAGTAAATTTATATGTATAGACAATCTTATCAACCAATTCACTCATGGCAGGTTGAATCAATTTTACATATAATTCTTCCCTCCTTGCCCTGTCACTAATTGTATTGTACTCAACAATGGCGTCTTCATGTAATTGTGTAAAATAATGTCTGCCACTTGACTTTCGTCCTCTGCGGCGCTTCTTCTTTTCTTCAGCCATTTTATTCCTTATCCTCACCTTGCGGCAAAAGTCTGTTTTTGATGTTTTCTGTTTGTGCGCCCAAGAGTTTGACATCATCAAGCAACTGCATTACAATTGGCTCGCCAGCAACCAAATCAGTATTTAGAATTTGTTCAAGGTTGCCTTGGAAAACATCAATGTTTTCAACAAGTTCCATGGTAGCATCTTCTAAATTTGACATTAGTCGTTTAATATACCAAACTAAAACTACATTAGTGCTCACAGATAGAGCAATTAAAATATATAACATTGGTTCCATGTCGACCTACCCCTCGTGCTCTTTCTTCGAAAGCTCATCTCTATGTTGTTTTAGTTCGTCTTTTGCGGAGGTGATGAATTCGTCTACTCTTTGTTTTGCCGTGGTACCTGCACCAGAAGAGTTGCTATCTACCGAAAAGAGTGTCGGTATCTTTCTAAGCTTTCCCGAGGTGCCACACAGAGTACAAACATCTGGTCTTTGCCCCATAGAGTGTACGACCTCGTATGCCTCGCCACAGTCTTCACAATGGTAGCAATATCTCGGCATTAATTCTCTTCTGTATCAACTGAAAGAGTTGGAGGGTTCGCTACTTGCAGTTCACCATTTTTGGTTCCCCAGCGCTTGGTCTCTTCACTCTTTTCGAACTCAAAGCCTTGTAGCACAGGGACAATATCTGTCTGTTCCATAAGGCTCTTTTGGAGTGCCATCATTAGTGCACCGATTGCTTGATTACTCAGTTTCATTTGTTTCTCCTTTATTGTTCAACACATTGTTGATAACATTATTATATTCAGTTTTTATGGTTTTGTTAGCAAATTTCTTTGCTAAATGTGTTTTTAATTTCTTTGCGTTCTTATTGGCTGTAGTTGCATCACTGTAAAGTTGTCTCATTTGAGAACGCAAGCTTACAGTATCTGGATAACACCATTGAGTATTGCTCTCTAGGACGCCTTCCCAGACATGATATTCCTCTAAGTCACGGACTTCATAATCAACCTCGTTGACTAGAACCTTGTCGCCCGAAGAAGTGAACTCAGTGAGCCCACCCCAGTTGGGAGCGATGATTGGCAGGCTGGAGCAAGCTGCCTCGAACGCAGGTAATCCAAACCCCTCTCCATGCGAAGTGGTAACATAGCCCATGACCTTTTCATTCTTGTACAATGAGAGCATTTGTTCATTGCTAAGGCTTCCATGTAATAAATATATTTTACATTTCATTGATGGAGGTGCCGCCCCTAAGAATGTCCTAATCCTGTCTAGCGTATAGTGTCTATCAATAGCGCTGCCACTCTTTAAAGAAAGTTTAAGAATCAAACCCACATCTTCGAGCATGAACTCTTGAACAAAAGATGAAATAGTTTGCTCAATGTTTTTCCTTGGGCTCCACTGTGCTACAGAGAGAAAGTTTTTTTCTGTTGTAAGTTCCAATCCAAGTGAGTCTGTAGATTTAGCATTTGCTGTGCGGAAGCCGTAACCAATGACATGAATGTTATTTGATTCTTCAGTTCTAAGACTATCTGCGGAATGATTACTGGGAGTAATCACCGCATCCATCGAATTACATGCCGCCTTCCAACTTTCAGGGGCTGAGGTTGTTTCTACACCTGCTGTGATACCGATATTCTTTGACGCCAATTGTTGCCACTCGCTTGGTAATTGAACCTGAATGGAAAGGTCGAAGTCGGACACTTGCTCTTGGGCAGTTTTAATGATTAGAGAGTCAATCCACCTGCGCTCCTCTGTATCCTCATAGACCCATCCAGTCTCACCCCAACCAACACTGATTAAGTGTATGTCGTGGTCAGTATCCTTAAGTGCAGAAAGAACACTTCGACAGTGTTCTCCATAGCCAGATTGTGATAGGGCTGGACCTCTTACTATAATTTTAGCCATTGTTAACCTCGATTAATTCCCAATTTTTATGATTTCTAGTTTCCCATGAGCCTTGTGTTTTGTGAACCTCTTTAATAAGGTTGTTCCATTGGTTCCCATAAGATTCTAAAGAATAATTATTCTTAACATAATCTCTACCCTTTAGACCTAGGTTGGTACGCTCTTCCTTTGTCATATTATATACCTTTCTCATAGCTGCGAGAAAGTCTTCTTTTGAAATATGGTCTTCGTAAATATAAGGAACGACCTGAGAACCTAATAAAGTCTTTGCAGTTGGGTCAATTCCAACGCCAAAGGTTTCCTTACCATCTGTGACTTGCTCTTGAAGTCCACCAGTGTTTGAGACGATAATCGGTGTGCCACAAAATAAAGATTCTAATGTTGCCAAGCCGAAACCCTCAGCATCTGAAATATTAATTGTACAGTCAACCATATTGTATAACA